TTATCAGATTGAGTTTGTGAGCCGTATATTTGAAAGCCTTATACTTGATGACGGTGATGTTATTACCGGTATTTTTGCCAGGCAGTCAGGTAAATCAGAATCTTTAGCTTTGGTTACCTGTGTTGCTATGGTATTTCTTCCTATGTTAGCGGAAGTGTATCCTAATTGGCTGAGAAAATACAGGAATGGATGCTGGATAGGAGCATTCGCTCCAGTAGATGAGCAGGCAGATAACTTATTTGGAAGAATACAGGAACGTATCACGTCAACTAATGCTAAGCTGATTTTGTCTGACCCTGATATTTCTGAGAAACTTGTTGTTCGTAGTAGAGCTATTCATCTTAAGAATGGTTCGCTAGTTCGTAAGACCACCTGTCACCCTAAAGCTACTATTGAAGGACGAACTTATCATCTTATTCTTATTGATGAAGCTCAAGGTGCGGATAAAGTTGTAGTTGACAAGAAAATTTCTCCTATGGGTACAGCTACTAATGCTTCTATGGTTATGACAGGAACTCCTGCCTATGAGAAGGGAGTATTCTATGACACTATCAGAGTAAATAAGCGCAATGAACTTAATAACAAATTAAAAAATAACTTTGAGTATGATTGGCGCATAGTTTCTAAGTATAATCAGCAATATCGTAAGAAGATAGAAAAAGAACGTGATCGTATAGGTGAAGATAGTAACGAATTTAAACTTTCTTATCGACTGATATGGGTGCTAGAAAAAGGAATGTTCACAACCTCCGATAGACTCGATCAACTCGGAGATACATCCATGCAATCGTTCGTGTACTCCCACTGGCGTACTCCTATCGTGGCAGGAATCGATGTCGGCCGTAAACAGGACAGAACAGTAGTAACAGCGGTATACGTTGACTGGAACAACCCAGATCCTTACGGAATGTACTATCATCAAGTACTCAACTGGCTTGACCTTGAAAGCATGGACTGGGAAGAACAATACTTTCGTATCAGTGAGTTCCTGTCAAACTATAATGTGTGGAAGGTTGGTATTGACACAGGAGGTCTCGGTGATGTGGTAGCGCAGAGAATGAAAGTTCTCATGCCGCATACTGATATTGTTGAGTTAGGCTCATCAAATACTGACCAGTCAGAACGCTGGAAGTACCTTATGCAGCTTCTTGAACACGGGCAAGTATCCTGGCCTGCTGGTGCTAAAATAAGACAAAGAAAAGTCTACAGAAGGTTTCGTCAGGAAATGGAAGACCTTGAAGTAAAATTCAAAGGACCATACGTATTAGCGGAAGCACCACATACAGCGAATGCTCATGATGACTACCCTGACTCACTAGCTATGGCATGTATTCTTTCTAAGCTAGAAGGCCAGGAAGATTCTGGTGAAGTTGAAATCAGCTCGAATATTCTCTACAGCAGAAACACTAGCGGCCAGGGAAACTATATGAAATCACTCAGGTAGTCTGCTATACTGAGTTTAGTAAAAATAATCTTTAGGAGTAATATGCCTTCTTTATGGAGCTATGGTATCGACTACCAGAATCAGCCATTAATAGACGCATGGTGGACTCCCGGCTGGACTGCACAGAACGACTCATATATTCAGGTACCAGAATCCGGAGTAGATAATCCTGGCTTTCCTGTAAACCTAAATTATGTAACTATCCTTGGCAGCTATTTCGATACATCTGGTAATCCTTTGTCTGGTTACCTAACATTCTGGCCGTCAAGTCCTCTGCTATTCACGGTTGATGAAGCTAACACGTATATTCCGCAGCGCTATGCAGGACTGAATTTCTCGCTTCTAGGTGTTAATCAGATGGGTGACGGTAAAATCTATCTCCAGTACGGACGGCTAGTTGTTTCTGTTCTGGCAACTGATAATGCTAATATGCAGCCTGCTAATTTTACTTATCATGTAGAAGAACATTATGAGGGAGGTCTTCAGTATGATATTACTGCACCATCTTCAGATGATAGTTCACCACAAGACATACGAAATCTCATAATACCAGGGAGCGTGAAACCAATGACTGATGATTCCTGCTTCTCCTCGCAGCCAACTATTACTATTCCCTCAGTATCATCACAATATCTTGTATCTGACGTTACAGTAAATCTTCCTACTGGTATGCTGAATCCTACTTCATACCAAGTAAACTTTGCTTTCATACTAGGGTCTTCTTTACCCCAGGATTCCGACTGGATAACTGGTGCGTGGACTACTGACACAGCACCGTATTTAGCTCAGTTATTAATTGGGGCTAATGGTCATGTATTATCTACAGGTACTTACCGCGTGTGGCTTCAGATTCTTGCAAGTCCTCAAGCACCAGTTTTCTCTACAGGATATGTGAATATTTACTAATGAGTAGAATAACAGACTATCCTGATATTAGTACTGTAGCATCTAATGATATTCTTCTTATAGTTGATGTTAATGATGATACTGAGTCAGATGAGGGAACTACAAAAACTATAACATTATCTCAGCTTTCATCACAAACAGGTGGAGACAAAAACTATATACAAGAGTTCAATACTACTGACACTGTTACAGTAACACATAATCTGGCTAAGTATCCAGCAGTGATGGTAGTAGATTCAGCCTATGATGTAGTCGAAGGGGATATTATATTCACCAGTCTAAATACTCTAACCGTCTCTTTTAGTGCCCCTTTCAGCGGCACGGTAACATGTAACTAGGAATAAACTTATGGCAAGAAAGTACTTAACTAACATTGATATGGGTCAGAATCAGATCCTCAATGTAGTAATTCAGAATTTAGGTTCCGATCCTGGTTCACCAGTTACCGGTCAGTTCTGGTATAACACTACAGCTAATGAACTGAAATACTACAATGGTTCTTCAATCGAAGTAGTAGGAACAAGCAGTACATCAGGTACTGTTACAACTATTTCTGTAGCTTCATCTAATGGTTTTGCTGGTACTGTAGCCAATGCTACAACTACTCCTATCATTACGCTGACAACTTCTGTTACTGGTATCTTAAAAGGTAATGGAACTGCTATATCAGCAGCAACATCTGGTACTGATTATGCTCCTGCTACTACCGGAACATCTATACTGAAAGCTAGTTCTGGTGGATTTACTAACGCTGTTGCCGGTACTGATTATGTTTCTCCTACCGGCTCTGGTGCGTCCCTGACAGGTATTACTGTATCTCAAGTATCTGGCGCAGCTCCTACTGCTAACCCTACATTTACAGGTACAGTAACTATTCCTACTACAGTTAATGCTACTGATGCCGCACAGAAACAGTATGTAGATGCCGCTGTTAATGGTATTTCAAGTAAATACTCCGCATTTGCTGCAACAGTAGGAACAGAAACTTTTACTGTTACATCTGGTACTGTTACAACTATTTCTGGCACAGCATTAGACGGTACTTCACCCTCTGTCGGTGCGTACTTGCTTATCAAAGATGCACCAGCATCAACAGGAACAGGTTCCACTAATTCTACAGAACCAGGTAATGGTCTGTATATTGTCACTAATAGTACAACAAACTTATCTGTATCTCGGGCTACTGATATGTCTGGAACAATTGGTCCTGCTGGTTCTTATGTATTCGTAGAATCAGGTACTGTAAATGCTAATGCGGGTTTCTTTGTTACTACACCAACAACAAATACAGGCTTTACTTATGGTACTAATAATGTATCATGGACTCAGTTTACAGGGGCTGGTGAAATAACTGCCGGAACTGGTCTTTCTAAAAGTGGAAATACCTTAAGTTTAAGTAGTCCTGTTACAGTAGCTAATGGTGGTACCGGTGCCACTACATTAACAGGTATTATTAAAGGTAATGGTACATCAGCATTCACTGTAGCTACTTCTGGAACAGACTATGTTATTCCATCAGGTAATGTGGCAACAGCTACAGCACTAGCTACAGCACGTAATATTAATGGTGTTAGTTTTAATGGTACAGCTAATATAACTATCCCGGCTACCGTTAAATACGCTACTAATGTGGGAGACGGTTCTAGTACTTCATATACTATTACCCATAGTCTAGGAACTACTGATGTAATCACACAGGTATATACTGTATCTGGTGGAGCTGTCGTAGAATGTGACGTTGTTAATACTTCTACTTCTGTTGTTACATTAACATTTGCTACGGCACCTAGTTCATCACAATATCGTGTAGTAGTGATAGGCTAATAAATGACTAGAACATTCCTCAATGGCATCAACTCAACAGCAGTACCAATACTCCCATCCTCAGGAGGAACAGGAGTAGCCTACTTAGATGATCTTCCACCAGCTATAGCATCTCTCTCAGGTAATACAGGAATTACTAAAACACTAGCAGCACTAGCGCAAGCTGACTCACAATTAGTATCTATTCCTTGGATTGGTGATTCTTTAACTGCCGGACATGGAACTGACGCATTTGGCAAAGGCTGGATTGAAAGACTTAATCTAGGATTAAGACATAAGTACTGTTCATCATTAGTAGGCGGTCTTGGTTTTATACCTATCACCTACACATCCACCGGAACTTCTTTTACCTGGCCTATAGTTCCAGCAACAGGATCCTCTACTGGAGTAGATGTAGGACCAGTACGTGCCGCAGCAGAAATGACAAGTACTTGTACCTTCACATTTACTGCACCAGCCAATACTACTAGTGTCAGAATTCTGTATTTCGATGCTCTTTCTGGTTCATTTACATGGAAGATAGGTTCAGGAAGTACAACTACTATCACAGGTTCCGGTACTGGAAATGATATTCTCAGCGCATCTATAACTATTACCTCCGGACAAGTACTGACATTGGCCTGGGTTTCAGGCACAATAGTATTAGACGGATTAATACATTTCGCTGGAGACGAAAGTGCTGGTATTCAAGTAAGCCCTTGTGGTCATATCGGCTGGGACGCTTCTACATCTGGTTCTGGGTGGAATCAGCCGGAAACATTCACGTTTGACTGGCTCCAGGTTTACTCAAAATTCACTGGCGTTATACCAGCTATAGGAATAATGCTAGGAGCTAATGATGCTGTATCATATCCACCGGCTACTTTTCAAACTAATCTTCAAGCTTTTATTACTGCACTAAGAGCAGAAACAACTATAGCTGCACTAAATAATTCTACAGGAGTAGATATTCTACTAGGTATTCAACCAGATCCTACAGGTTATGAGACAATTTTTTCAGGTGCTACATGGCTTCAGTATGTTACTGCTATACGTGCTATAGCAGCAGCCAACTCTAACTGTGCAGTAGTAGCAGACTTTTACTCAAGAGTTAACGGGCCTAACACAGATACAAGAGGCTTGTATAATACTACTAGTGCTCCTGGTCACTGGAATGATACTGGTGCCGCTTTAGCTGGTGCTTCTGTAGCTCATAGTTTAGGTGCGGCTTAATGGAACTAATAGACCAGCGAGGCAGTGTTATACTAGACCAAAAATATAGTGTCATATACGACGAAGCTGGACCTATTACAGTATCAGAAAACTGGATAGCACACAACTCTACTGTGCATGCTCATGGTGATATCTACACATCAGACATAACTGGACAGCTAGTCAAGTAGCTTAAGATAAAAATTCATTCTACAGAAAGAAAAAAATAAATGACTTGGACAATACCTGGTGAAGCAACAATCGGCCAGAGTGGTCACACATCAGACCATAACGAAATCACGGGAGCACTTGATATTCTTTCTGAAATGTTCCCTAGCCAAACTGGTGTCATTAGCGTAAACAGCCAGTCTGGTACAGTTACTTTAGATTACACAGATGTAGGTGCTGACCAGTCTGGTGCCGCAGCAGCCGCACGAGTAGCGGCAGAAGCAGCATCATTACCTCTTCCAACTGCTGGAACTTACCCAGGAGGTACTACAGAGTTCTTACGAGCTGACCAGTCATGGGCTATACCTGCTGGAGGCGGTGGAGGCGGTGGTGGAGTTGCTTCTGTAGCAGCAGGAGACTCTTCTGTTGTTGTCGGAGGAACATCAGCTAATGTAACACTTGAAACAGCTAGTCTCGATGTTCTTGCTAACCTACATGGACCAATATCTAACTGGAGTAATAATACCCACAAGATTACTAGTCTAGCCAACGGTACAGTAGCATCAGATGCAGCAGCATTCGGCCAGATACCCGCAGCATTGCCACCAAACGGAAGTGCTGGTGGTTCATTAGCTGGAACTTATCCTAATCCTACTCTTGCCGCTACAGCAGTTACAGCAGGTTCATATACTAATGCCAATATTACTGTTGCTGCTGACGGAAGATTAACCGCTGCTACAAACGGTTCGGGTGGTAGTGGTGTAAGTAACTCGGTAAGCCTGAATGCTTATAGTCCTGATCGAACAGGGTCAGCATTCAGTGATACTGCTATGGCATCTGCTATCTCTGCTCTGACAGCTCTTGGTGGTGGAGTTATCACTTGTGAAGAAGGAACTTACAAGTTCGCTAACTCTTATACTTTCGGTCCTGGTTACGGAATTAACACCGGTCAAAGTAACCTTGCTGTAATTTTTAAATACACAGGTTCAGGAACATTTATTCACTCTTATGACTCATCATTCAATACATCAAATAGTTCTCCGCTAGCTTCAGTATGTGGACCGCAAATTGGCTACACAATTGATGGTACTGGTGCAGGTTCAGCAGCAGTAGGTATTCAGCTTGGTGACCAGAATCTTATAAATGTCAATATTGGTGTACAGAACTTCACTGGAGCAACAGCACGAGGATGTAGTATTGCTTCTGTCCTAGGCTGGATTAACTACGGAAATGTTATCGTAAGTACAAATGTTTGTACCAATCACATTGTCTTCGACGGTTCAGGTGTGCTCGGTGGTACAGCTCTTGGTGGTGTGAACTGGACTTTCTATCAGACAGCTAACCCTAATGAAAATGGTGTAGTAGCTCTTGGTACTTGTCAGGTTGTAGGAGGAACATTTAATTTGTATGGTGAATATCTTGGTGGCGCTTCTAACACAGGTTCAGTATTTCTTATCGGAGCTTCAGACTCATCAGGATTTACTAACTTTACCGAGTTCAATGTAAATGCTGAATGTAATAATCTAAGTGGTACAGTAGGACCAGTAACCATAACTTTGGGTTCAACAGGTTTCTTCTACGCTAATACCGGACAACTTATCTTCCGTAATATAGGAGCTAACTTTAAGGTATCTACTGGACTGTCCACTAGTTCCTACTTCTCATTCGATGGTTTCGTATTATCCGCAACATCGGGTGACTTCCTAGGTAATCCTTATGCTGGTGTAGGCCAAATAGGATGGGCTGGAGTAACCAAGGGAACTGTTCTAGAATCTGTTGGTGCTTCTGGAGGAGGTCAGATATTTGTATGGACCGGAACTGTATTCCCGATAACATTGAGTGCTGGTGCCAATACATATACTATGTATGGTTCAGCTCCAGGATTCGCGCAGAGAATAAGGCTTATTGTTCATCAGCCATCTGGTGGTACTGGAGGAACATTAACATTGAGCGGAGTGAATACCATCGGAGGTACAAATATCACGCTATCTTCTGGTTCAAGTAAAGTTGATTCAATTGAAATGTGGTATGACGGTACGTCCTGGTACGCTATTTCTAGTGGACTAAACTACTCATAAGAAGTAGTGTATAATCAAATTTAGTAATAATAGTCTTTTCGAAAAGGATAAAATATGCCAACATCAATCGGTCCTGACGGTATCGACGTTACAGGCTACGGCTGGACAAATCAGTCTGCATCATTCAACAGTAATAAGTCACTGGAAAGTTATGGCGCTGCTTCCTCATCCATAATCAATGCTTCTCTACGCCAGGGTTACTCAGCCTGGACTTATGACCCTATCTTTACCACAGCAGCGGGTATTTCTGCTTCTACAACTACTTATTCTGCTTTAGTTTTTGTACCTCAGTCTTTTACATGTAAGAATGTTGACTGGCTACAAGTATCAGGAACCCCTAACATTACTATTGGTCTGTGGCCAGCTATCGCTCCCGCTGGCGTAGCAGTTCCTCTAGCATGGACAGCAGCTAACGCGGCTACAGCAGCAGCACAGAACACAACCACATGGAATGGCTCAAGTTCACCAACATCCGTGAACCTCACTGGCGGCCAGTCTTATCTTGTTACTATTTTTGGTTCAACAACAGGAGTTATCGGCTGTCTTACTTCCACAGCAGCAGCCACTAATGCTGGTACTCTTCCGTACGCTGTAGCAACAACTTACAGAGCAGCACATCTTGTTTCCGGACAGGTAACATATCATCTTACTGCTGCTTCGGTACTAGGAACTTCTGTACTAGATGCTGACCTAGCATGGGTAGGACTCCACTAAGCTATGGCAACAGAAACTGTCTACGGAACAATAGCGTCATCATCTGTCGCTGTAACAGCAGCACTGACAGGTTACTATCAGTCTATTACTGTACAGAACCTTGCTGACCCTGCCACTACTGTGGCTGGTACTGAAACTCAAATAATTTGGGTACGAGCTGATGGTACAGCAGCAGTAGCAGAAGCCGATGGATGTTTCGCTGTTATGCCAGGACAAGTGCTGACACTAAATAATGGTTTGGCGTTCTGGAGTCAAGTTTACTCAGTGATACCAGCAGGAACACTGACAGGAGCACCAGCAGGACAAGGAACACCTTACGAAGTGCAGCCCTACGGTTCATCTCTTGTCGGAGGAAAAACTAACCCTGGTGTTCACGTCAGCGTTATTCTCGATACTGGCTCTGTATCAACTAACTTTGCAGTGTCATCAAACGACTAAGGAAAATAATGAAAGAATTATACACAGCACCGACTGGCACTGCGGGTTCAATGTCTTCACCGTTGGCACCAGCACCACAATTCCCAGAACGTGTACCAACGTATTATGAGCGTAAAGCTGCACCAGATGTTGCAGGACAGCAAGGACCGGCACGTTTCTATGAAGGACTAGCATCTGACACTGACCTTCCATCAGAGTTTTCTAATGGTTCCATGCAGGGATATGAGACAGCCGGACGGCCTAATCATAACAAGAATGTTTACGAGAAGTGGCCTGAGGAAACTATGAAAGAGCGTGCTCATGTCGGCTCAGCCTCATGGACTGAAGCTCCTACATTCCTGTCAGAGTTCGCTACAGGTACAGATTCAGTAGCAGCGGAACGTCGTTACCAGGAAGTTGACCGTGGTATGGGACTTGGTCGCAGATGGGAAAGACGGAATCCAGCAGAGGTAATGGATTAGTCATGTCTTCAACGTCAGTTTTGGCTGAGGGACAGTTCGGCGGTAAACGTCAGAAGAGAGTCGATCCTCATACCATTGATATGCTCGGTCCTCAGTTTTCCGGGCAGCCTGGTGGTTCTAAAACTATGACAATAGCTGGTGGTCATCTGCCACCACCGCAAGCCAAGCACAAGCATCACCGTAAGGCGGGCAAACGCTCGCACAGAGCACACTAAGGATTCTAATGGCTATAGTAACTAACGAACCAGCGAGGACAAGAACTACTATGTATTTTACAAGAACACGCCTCTTCATGTGGCTAGCATTCGTATTCTTCGTCCTAGCAGCTTTTGTTGGCGGGGATATCATAACTGTGCATAATTTAACATTCGACTGGCTTCTAGCTGGCGGCGCAGCATCATACGTTCTAGCAAGTTTAGAATAAGTATTTAACTTCAAAGGAGAAATAGCAGTAGTATGAGTATTGACTTCGTATCACCGAGTATGAGAGCCGCAGGCTCTGACTTAACTATTGCTATTTCTCCTTTGGGTTTAGTAGAACTATCAGATGAAGAATTTGAAATTCACGGACCCAGACTAAACCGTTATGCACAAGCGTGGGCCTTCTACCTCGGCCATCATTGGGCTTACCGTCGCGAGGCTGGCGAACCACAGATTACCTTCAATTATGTTCGCGCACTTTCAGACTGGCTTACTAACTTCACTATCGGAAACGGTATTACTTTTGAATCCCCAGAAGCCTATCAGCACATTATTCCAGCGCTACTAGACAGAATATGGGCTAAGGATAATGATAAGCTCCAGACTCTATGGACTGTCTTCAATGCAGGAAGTGTACAAGGAGACAGCTTCGCTAAGGTAGCTTATGATCCTGCATATGTTGACCCTGCTGGTAATCCTCATTCTGGTAGAGTGCGAATCCTTCCGCTTAACGCTTCTTTTTGTTTTCCATCATGGCACCCACATGACAGGGAACGACTAATAAGATTCAAGCTTAAGTACAGATTCTGGGGTGATACTATTGAAGGTACTCGTCAGGTGCATA